CATCATCATTTAGCAATCTAACTTCCCCGCCATCGATCTGGATTCTAGATCCAGCATATCTTGCAAAGATTACCCAATCACCGGTCTTGCACCACGGACCTTCTGGGTATCTATCTTTGTCATAACAATGTGGACCCATCGCTAAAACTAATCCACATGTTGATGCAACTTGTTGTCTCTCTAAAGTATCTTGCCCTAAAAAAATACCACCTTTAGTTTTTTCTGGCATTTTAAAAGGTAGGACTAATATTCTCCATCCTGTTGGTTTGGGTAATTTATCTGATTCTTTTTCTTTTAGACGCTCGTATGCGTCTACTTCTTTTTTATCTTCTTCTTTATATTTTTCTTCTAACGCTAATTTAATTTTTGGTTGCGTCGAATCTGATGATATTTTCTCTGTCTGTCTTAACTTCATTTTTTTGCTCCTTGTTTTTCAGCAGGTTAGAGATCTCCTGTGATATTTTATAATAAGCATGCGCTTGTCCTAGTAGATACTTATATTTTTCTATATTGTCAACACCCCCTCCAATCATTGCATCACCAATTGATTGGTAGGAATCTTTCAAATTTTTTTGTAATTTACTTATTATTTCTAGTTCTTCTAATAGCATCTTTACCTTTCTTAAATATAGCAGCGACTTTTGATTTACCCATAACCTTGGCTCGCTGTTCTCCAACGGTTAGGATTTGAATTTTCCTCGCAAACGTTTTAGGAATTTTCTTAACTTTCGCGACAGTCTTTTTCGCATCACTCGGAGTCGCAAATTTAATGCTGACAGTGTCTCTTGGATTTTCATCTGTGTATAATCTCCTTCCTGATCCTTTTGGTTTTTTACCTGTTCCGACTTTTGGATCCGCCATATTTTTCCCTCCAGTAATTTTTTCTCTCTAATAGTCTAATTCTATATTCTAATTGATCAATACCAAATATTTTTTTGAATAGATTTACTAGCATTTCCATCTTCTTCTAGCCTGACGTAGTCTAGAATTAGGATCTCTCGCTGCCTTTGGGAATTTTTTCATTTGCCCTGCACTTCTCGCACAAAATGATTTACGTCTTTTAGCAGCTTTAGATCCTGGTTTGACTTTGCCAGTGACCGCTGTTTTTAATTTAGAACCAGGGTTTGCCGCTCTATAAGCTTTTACTCCGGCTTGAGTCATACCCGCACCTTTTTCAGTTGGTCTAAAATTTTTTTTATTTCTTTTAGGCATTACGTCACCGCCTCTTTTAAAACCTTTAAGTAGGCTGCCGTAATATTTTTTATAACTTTGATTAGTTCCTGGACCACCCATTATGTAACTGCCGTCGTATTTGGTGTTTGGCATTTTCATATTATTCCTCCAATGAATGCTCTTTTTCTTTTTTTAAATGTTGCAACGTTAGTTGGTTTAGGTCCTGTATTACCCGCAGCTCTTTTTCGTTTGACAGCACTCGCCCTTTGCGAGTCGCTCATCCGTGTGGCTTTTGCAAGTGGGACGCACTTCGGATACTTTCGTTTCGCATCTGCTTTTTGTTTTGAACGGCCACATTTTGCGAAAGAACCATCCTTTTTCTTGGAACCAATATCTACCCATTTTTGATCGAACCATGTTTTTAAACCAGCCATCTTATGTGTACATTTTTGTTTCTTTTGCTCGGTTGGACATAATCGCTCCACAACCTCTAGCAACAGATCCTTTTTTTAAACCTTGTCTTCTAAGTCTTGCAGCTGCTTCTGCAACTCCACCACCTGCTTTGTAAACTCTACCGCCTTTTGCTTTGTTAGGTTTAGGTCCTCTAAAATCTTTTCTTTTAACTCCAGATGGATCTTTAATTTTACCTGCACATATTTTAGAAGCATATGCATTGGCATATGCCGACGGGTAAACTTTAAATTTACGCTTCGCTGCCGATTTACCTCTTGGACAAAGTTTAGTCATTATCTTTTCCTCGCTGTTTGTTTAGCTCTTTTAAAATTAGCTGCTGTTGGTGCACCCTTTGCACCTTTCTTACGCATTTTACCTCCACGCTTTCTTTTAGCATGAATGTTTGCATAAAGACCTGGGCCAGCCATTACTTAGCTCTCCCACCTTTTTTCATATAACCCATTTTGTTTCTAACTTTTTTGGGTAATTTTTTTAAGCCTTTTTGTGATGGCTTAACTGGTTTCAATGCTCTTCCACCAGCTTTCATTTTACCTTTACCATCTGCAGCAAAGAATGGAACTTTTTTTCCATCCTTCATAACCATTTTTAATTTTCCAGCCATGGTTCTCCTATTTATTTATTTTACCAGATTTTTTAGCTTTACTTCCGAATCTTCCATAAGAATCATCTCTTGAAGCTTTTAATTGCTTCTTAGTTCTTTTCTTACGAATTCTCATAGCAATAGATTCATCTTTTCTAGCTTTGTAACCTTGTTTTTTCTTACCGACTTTACCACCTTTTTTCATCATTGCTCCACCTCTCATACCCATGTCAGGTGTGTAATATCCAGATGCTTCGTCTTTTCTTGCAGTGCCAGAAATCATATTCCCACCACCTTTTTTCTTTGCTCTTCCACCTGCCATCATAGCAGCTCTAGAATTAGCAACTTGTTTATTAAATCTTCTGTTTGGCATTATTTTTTTCCTCCGTTTTTAAAGATCTGTGTTCCCTTTATTCCAAAAATACTTCCGACGACGAGGATCCAAAGGGTACTGAACCAGGTCGGCAGCGCCGCAAAATGCTCGAAGAAAGTTTTTACTTTTTCAAGCGCACCCGGATCGTCCGAGAAGACCCCCCAAGCGAGCACAATTATGGGCGCCGACAAAATCACAAGAACGAACTCGTCCTTGTAATCGTTTTGACGTGCCTCTAACAACTTGCCTTGGTAAGCTTCCTCACCACGAGCTTGTCGTTCAGCGTGCAATAGCTGTGCATCAGACATTGCGACTTTTGCCTTCTGCTTATTAGCATAAATTTTACTACCAGCAGAGACAGCTAGTTTAATTGCTGACAACCACATATTAGTACCAAGTTGCTTTTTTACTTTTAGACTTCAGCATTCGTCTAGTTCCTCTAACTTCTACTTCTTCTCCAACACCAATTTTGTTGTAGACTCTGTCTTGGTTAGTAAGAATCTCAGATCTTGGGTCAGTCATAGTTTTTACTTCTGGTGTAGGAATTTCTTGCCCACCAGTTGCATTAGCCATTACAACTTCTCCTTTTCTGCCTACTGACATTTTATCTTTTAAAGCCATATTTTCTCCTTCAAGTTATTATATTTATTTTTTTCTAAAATTTCTACCAAAATCGTGAATCTTACTTCGGTTAGCCATTTCTTGTTTTGCAAGAGACGTAGCCGCTCTCAATTCTGCAAGTTCTTCGTTCTGTTCGAGCTTCTCATCCTTGTTTTGTTGGTTCATCATTGCTTTCATTCGGTCAAGATTAATTTTTTCTTGCGCTTGTTCTGCTTTTACAAAGTCATCTTTAGCTCTGATGTCCAATTCTCTTGCTTTTAACTTAGCAATCGGGTCATTTCCGTATTCACCCATCAATTCTTGCTCTTCTTTTGCATAATCTTCGAACATTTCTGCAATTAAAACTGCTTTTCTAGACTCAATTTGCATATTTAACGCCATCATCTGTTGTTGAAGCTGCGGATCTTGTGCTAAAGCAGGATTTGCTTGCATCTGTTGTTGCATTTGCTGCATTTGAAGAATTTGATCTTTAAATTCTACCTCGACTTGCTCTAATGCCATTAAACTTATGTGTTCAAAAATATTTTTTTGCATAGAAGCTGTTACCATTGGATTATTTCTTGCCATTGACGACGTCATAAAATTTAAATGGGCGGTAATGTGAGCTCTATGGTCTTGTCCTTTAAACGCTTGGAACGGTTTTCCTGCTAAAGCTTGGATTGCTTCAACACTTGGGTCCATTGGAACTGGTCTTGCTACAGGTTTTAAAATCATATCAATATTTTTTACACCCAAAGCTTCATACATTGCACGATACGCATTATACATGTTGTGCATTGCAGGATTAGATTGTGCTAATTGTAATTCTGCTTGAGCAATTGATATTCTTTGTGTCTGAGAAAATATATTTGGATCAGCGATAGGTAAAATATCTACCTTGTCATCAAAGTCTTGCTTCTTAATCATCCTTTGACCACCAACAACATCGTAAGGATATTGTTCTGGTAAATATAATTTAAATACTCGAGCAAGCATTTTAAACTCATTCTTAAGACTCACATAAATTCTTTTGTGAATCGCAGACATTGTTCTGCTTCCTCGCTCCAACAAAGCCACTGTCGTCCCCACTGCTGCTTGCTGGTTCCCATCTCCTACTTGAAGGTCAGCTGTGGACGCGAAACGCTGTCCGGCTGATACAACGACACCCATAAGCTGTAATAAAGTTTGTGATGGTTCCTTAAACGGCAGGGCCATAAAAGCATCTTTTATATTTCCACCTGGTGCATCAACATCCCTAAACTCACCTGGAGTTATGGATTGCGCGTCATCTCTGATTCTGATGCCGCGCATCTTAAATCCTGCTGGTAGATTGGAGAGAGTACCAGCGTCTAGTAGTGATCTTAGAGCTGCTGTTGCAGTTCTTGATAGACCACCAATCATGTGAATTAATCCAAAACCATAAAAACCTAAACCGGGTAAAAATTTAAAATGTACGAAGTAAGAAATCTTTTTTCTTAAAGGATCTCCTATTTCGTAATTTCTTCTAATGGATAATATTTCACGTGATGCTTCTTCGATTGTTACGATGTATGGAAGTTTAACTCCTGTGGGTTGACCTTGTTGATCTCTATCTTCAAAACCTTCTAAATCTAAATCAACATGGAATTCTAAAATATTATAAATGTCTTCGTCTTTTGTTTTTGTAATTCCTTCTAACTCTCTTTCTTTTCTCTCTAGATCAGACTCCGTTTCTCCAGGTTGACCAATTTCTACATTTCTATAAAAACCAGATACCATTTGTTTTGTTAAATCATTTTCTTTAGTTTTAATTAAATGAACAACGGCTGTTGCATCTTCTAAAGATGTTGCACTGTAAGGAACTATTAAATCTTCTGCAGGTACAAATTTTGAAACTGCTCTACCTAATAATTGATCGTAATAAACTTTTTTAAATGCGGATCCTGCAAGTGGTAAATAAAATAATAACTGATCAAACTCAGGTTCGTACTCTTTCATTTGATCCATCAACTGGTAATTCATAAAATCTTTTACTCTAGTTGATTGCATTTCTTTTTCAGGAGTTGGAGCTCCTATGATCTGAGTTCTTACTGGTCCGTCGGCCGGGAGTAATTCTTTGTAAGCCTGTGCTTGAAATTGTGTAACCGCTTCTGCAAGAACCGGGTGTGTAGCTCCTGCTGCACCAGAAAAAGGTTCTGTTCTATCTTCGTATTTAAATCCTAATAAATCTAAACCTGTAATATAAGTTCGTTCCCATTCTTTACGGGACTCCTTGTAGTCCATATAGTTTTGATTTAACTCTGAACCTAAAGGACCTAATATATCGTCTGGTAATAATTCTGCTAAATTGTCAAAGTGGTTTTCACTTTGTGCTTGATTAAATGCTCCAGGTTCAAAATTAATTTCCACACCGCCATCTTCGGTTGGGGTAATTTCTGTTTCTCCTGCGTTAGGTAACGTTTCAACAATATCTTCTTGAAGCTCGACTTGTTCCTCGGGCCCATCTATCTCTACCGATTTTGTTACTTCGGTTAACGATTTATCTATTTCTGCCATTTATTTTCTCCAATTGATTAGGTTTATCCTCTTTTGATTCATTAATCAAGCCTCGTGGATCAGGGCCACTCAAAGGTGGTATCTGGTCTCGTTTAACATGTTTCATGTTTTTGACCAATGTTGGATTTTTCTTATATTTACTAGGATGTTTGAATACAAATGTCATTACCAATAAAACTTCTTTTTACGTTTGGGACCAGGTTCATCTTGATAGTCTTCTGGGTGTCTTACTAAACCACCTTGTCTGTATCTTAACAGAGCTTGAGTCGTGGAGTCAACTAAATCATCGTGGTCGCCATATGGAAACGCAGCACACTCCTCAACTAACTCTTGGGCAAACTCTTCTTTCAAAGGTGCCCACACTTGTCCGGCTTCGAACATAGGAGAGACTGCATTAACTCTTGCAATTTTATCTTGACCTTTTGATGGTGTAAAATTCATAGCAGGAATTCCCATCTGTCGTAATTCGTACATCAACGGAAGTCCTGATGCTTTTGCTTCTATGATAACTGTTTCAGGATTCCAATATTTATATTGTTCTAATGCAACACGACGAAGTTCTGGAAACTCTAGCCTATCTTTAAACGAATCTAATAATATTAAATTAGGTCCGCTGTCCTCGTTCGGACGAAAGATTCCCCATGTTGTAATAGCAGAATAATCGGCGGTCTCTTTTTTAAGATACGCCGTATCATAACTTTGAATAATGTGATCGATAACTGGTAGGTGATCATGCTCCCAATCTTTCCACCATTCTCTTTTGATTAGAGCTCCTTCTTCTGATGTAGGGTTCTGCATGTACTGCGCGTTCCATTTTGCAACACCTGTTGCCGCCTTAACAGATTCGAGGTCCTCGAGCTTCCAATATTCTGGCCAGACTGGTTTACCAGTAGGTAAGATCGCAGGAAACTCAACAATGTCCCACTGATCGCCGTTCTCGTTTGACTGTGCGTTTAATAATTTTTGTGTAAGATCTTTTGTTGACCAACGTGTCATAACCAAAACAATTCTTCCTCCTGGTTGAAGCCTTTGCCTCGGTCCACTAGTATACCACTCGTATGCTTTATCGAATGCATTTGGTGAGCTTACATCTTGCTCTGAATGTGGATCATCTATAATTAATAGATCAGCACCTCTACCGGTTACCGCACCTTGGACACCGACTGCAAAATACTCACCACCATCAGAAGTATTCCAACGCCCTGCAGCTTTACTATCTTCTTGGAGTCTTGTTTTAAAAACATTTTGATATTCACTAGAGTCAATTAAATGTTTTGTTTTTCTTCCAAAGTTTATTGCAAGCTCCGCCGTGTGAGTTGCTTGAATTATTTTTAATTTTGGATTCTGCCCGATCATCCAAGCAGGTAAAAAGAATGATGCAAATTCTGATTTGGTATGCCTGGGTGGCATATTGATAATTAAACGAGTGAGCTCTCCTGTTGCAAGTTTATTAAACTTATCTGCGATAGTCTCATGGTGGGACCCCTCTATAAAATCTGGCCACATCTTTTTTACAAAGGTCAAAAAATTAGTACGGATTTGTTTGAGCTCTTTTCTCTGGTGTCTTTGTATGATCTGTATCTTTAGTTTTTTTCTTTCGATAGGATCTTCAATTTTATTTATATCTTGTACTGTTAGCATATAATTCAATATGGGTAGAAAGTATTATATCTGAATGACTGAGTAAATCAAACACTATAGTGTATGTCTGGGACCCCTACTAGCCAAAGGGGGGATTGCAAAAAATGTTTCACGTGAAACATAAAAGTAATTCCTATTGGGACCCCTAGATTTTTTCCTCCCCGGGTGGGTCCCGCCCACATGCTCTTCTCTACACAACCCAGAGTGGTATGCAGTTTCTGCATGGACTATCCTACAATATCCTATGCAAGAATTGCAATGCTATTCTTGCATAGGGTTTGGCTTAACGAAACTAATTATTCATTTGTTTTAAAATCCTTTCTTCAATGTTATCTAATTGATTAACCATAAACTTTCTTCTTGTGCTTATGTTCTTTATACCTCGGTTAGTTATTTCTATTCTTAAACCAATATGATTTTTGAATAGCTGTCTAAGATCCGTGTCACTTGGATCGCCAAGAAAGTATGATGAGCCATAACAGAAATTTAAAAACTTAGTTCTGAAAATTAATTCATTGATAGTTTTTTCTGTGATCTCATTTACTCCAATGGCCATTAAAAGATGACCAAGAACATCGGCTTGTTTTTTGTCTTCTTTACCTTTCCAAGTATTTGAAAACTTGTCAAAGTTTTTAAGTTCTTCGTAGTGTACTATTAACATTTGTATTCCTTTCGTTAAGTTAATTTAAATGTAATATAATTTATAGGATTTTATTTGCAAGAAAAAAATGAATTATTTTTAAATTAATTTTAGTGCCTGTGGATAACTTAACCACAACATATTGTTTTTTTATATGGGTGGGTCCCGCCCACATGCTCTTCTCTATTTTTTTTCGGTGGCGTGTTTACGGGAGCAACTCCCAACACGCCACGTTTATTTATTTACTTATCAAAATCAAACTCCATTTGTTTATTTCTTTTAAAACTTTCATCAAGTCTATTTGATCTAGTTTTAAGTTCAGAAAACATAAACCACCATTTAACTATAAATGTTCCTGCAATTAATAATCCAAGTGTCATATCAAAATGAATTGCAATAATACAACCTAAAATTATTACTGCAAAATGTAATGAAAAATAAATAGCACTTAACATTATTTGCTCGGTGGTAAAGCTAATAAAGAACTTGGTATTTGTAGTTCAATGTTAGCGGTTTTCATTTCCTTACTCAACTCAACTAATGTTGGTTGAATATGGCTTCCTGTATAAAGTATATTCAAACACTTTTTTCTTTTATTTCCGAGTGCATGATATAATTTATGACCTTTTCTGACATGCTTTTCTGCTTCTTCATAACAAACTTTTTTTAATTTTTTTGTTACATATTCTATTGGATTTTCTTCCTTGACCTTAATAGAATTCAAAACAGTTTCCCATTTTCTATATTTTCTTAAACCAGAAAATTTGTCCTCAATTTTTTCAGCTACTTTTCTAGCTTCAACCTCAAGGTCATGTTCTATTCTGGCTTTCTCATTTTGAAATTTCAGAAGTTTTTTAACTCTTTTATCTAGTTCTGAAATTAACTTATCAAATCCAAGTTCCTTTGCAAAGTGAGGAGATTTCTTATCTGTTATCTCACTTGCTTTGATATGGATTTCACTTTCAATAGATGAAGACGCGCTATTAAACTCTTCGTGTACAACATCTTTGTAGTGGTCGACGTGGTCTTTTCTTAATGGTTGCATAATGTATTCCTTTCTGTTTGAGTTATTATTACAACTGATTTGTTGTAGGATATTCTGGTAATATTGTCAAACAAATAATTTAAAAAAACTAAAAAAAATTTTTTCTTTTTTTAGGGTGGGCCCCGCCCACAGGCTCTTCTCTACATTGGAACGATTCTAAACAAGGTGCGACAATATTGTCCTTGATTATATAGGATATTCTGTTATTGTGAATTTGTCTTGTCAAGTTAAGTTAAACTACCTCTGGCAAACACTGAGGTGTTCGGAAGGTTCACCTCGATAAATATGAATCTTCCAAGGGCTAAGATCCTTGCACTGATTAGGTGATGCAAGGATCCTAGGCCTCGAGGATACCCTAAGAATTCCTCGAGGCTGATCCCAGATCCATTGTAACGGGTTCGCGACTGTACATGTAGCGGGACAATGGATCTGGGATCAGAGTTCTGATCGAGCAATGTGCTCAAGCGTGATAGAGTTACGGTGTAGTGCCACCTGCGAAACTCCTCGGCAAGTAGGTTATTAAAAACCACCGAAGGATTAATAGGAACAAAAATGCTCGGCACCTGGTGAACCCGAGGCTACACCTAGCGCCCTTATTTTTTTAGGGTGGGTCCCGCCCACAAGCACTAACCACTATATGTTGTGTCAATCACTTTTTAGTTGAAAATAAAATTTTTTATCTATTGACACTGTCCCATAATATCCTATATTAAACTTATGAAAGAATTAAACACGGCTCAAGCGTGGGAGATAGTAGGAGGCCTAAGCAAGCCTGGCAAGATGCCTGGATGGTCAATTGGCCTTCCTGCTAAAGAATGCAACACGGGCGGCAAGCTGCAAAAAGTAGAAGGCAGCGTCTGCAATAATTGCTACGCTCTTAAGGGTTGTTACGTTTTTAAAATTGTACAAGATGCACAATACAGAAGATTGAAGGCCCTTAAACATGAGTTATGGGTCCACGCAATGACAACTTTAATTAATAATAAAAAGCCTGATGTTTTCAGGTGGCACGACTCAGGCGATGTACAGAGCCTGGATCATTTAAATAAAATTTTTGAAGTATGTAAACGGACACCATCAAGGCGCCATTGGATGCCAACCAAAGAAGCTTGGATCAAGGACCACTTACACAGAGCGCCGAAGAATTTAACAATTAGAATTTCTTCACCAATGGTTGACCAGGGACCAATTAAAAGCTGGCCCAACACTTCAACAGTAGTTACAAAAAAGGCAACATGTCCAGCGCCTAAGCAGGGCGGGCAATGTCTCGACTGTAGAAAATGCTGGAATCCAAAAATTAAAAATATTTCTTACGGTGAACATTAAAAAGAATTCAGTTAAGTCGCTTGAAAAATTATATAGCGGAACCAGGATAACACGAGGATGTGAAAACTACCCGAACTTGCCCTGGACTGAATGGCCCTTGATACCCGTGAGAAATCCGTGTGTTACGTTAGGGGCGCAAGCGTTAGGGCTGTTAACGCCTCGAGCGTTAAAAGGATCGAAGCGAAGGACTTTTAGTCGTGGGCCTACAGAGGCAGCTTCAATCAGTAACTAACAAGAGGGCTGGTAGTATTCCACCAGCCCTCAAGCATAAAGAAAAAAATTGGGTGGGTCCCGCCCGCAAGCACGCACCATGAACCGCAAGCCGCAAGCCACAGGCCGCAGGCCTGGGTGGGTCCCGCCCACAAGCTCTGCTCTCGGGCCGCGACACTTTGTCCGTTGACTTTTGTGTAGGATATTATAGGACGCTAAACTTTTTGTAAAAATTTTAAGCTTGACAGCATACCCGTGGCACACGGTTCTGCCTTCCCCTTAATTAGTTCTTCTATAAACCTTCCCTCATAAAGTTTTATGGCTAAAGGACCGAGGGCCTTTAGCATGATGAAACTATTGTTCGGATGAGTCAAATGAAAGCCGATTTGGTGTGGAGAAAAAGAAATTTTTTTAGCTTTTTTTAACTTTAATTCGACGGTAAAAAAGTGGCCAGAAGTATTGTAGCCCAGTAGATCAGGAGTCCCATGTGCAGCACTATTTTCCACGCGTGTAAATGATAATTCGCAATTATTTTTAGTGTTGAACGTCTTAATTTCATGCCAGAATTTAGTCTCACCTTTAATCATTTTTTAGGCTAAGTCCGTTGCTCTCTGGCTAATCAATTTTTTTTATGACTTCACCCATATTCCACTTAGATTTATAAACTGTCATCACCAATCTATGAGATTCCCGAACGCCAAGTAATTTGTTCTCCATTAATTTAATATCCTTGATATCAAACATCTCGCCATTTGGCATGCAGATCTGCACTCTGGCCTCTTGCACTACGGGTGACTTTAAGAATTTATCTAAGACTTTCCTTAATAGCTTTCCTGTTACCATCTCTTGAACATATACCAAAAATAATTTATATTGCAAGTTATGGGTTTACCAAAAAGACTTACAGAAAAACAAATTAAGTTCGCTAACTTAGTAGTAGCAAATGAAGGTAGGAAGACTGCTACCGACTGTGCTATCGAAGCGGGCTATGATCCTAATTCTGCCTATGTCTCTGCAAGTAAGCTTCAAAACCCATCAATGTACCCTCTAGTTAGTCAGTACATAGGCAGGTTAAGGGGTGAGAAACTAAAAAAATACGATATTAGTATGGAATCTCACTTAGGTGAACTGGGCCAATTAAGAGATGAAGCAAGAGAATCAAAAGCCTGGAGCGCTGCTATCAACGCTGAAGTTGCCAGAGGTAAGGCCGGTGGCTATCAAAATAATACCAATCTACATCTGCATAAGAACTTAGATAACCTAGAAGAGTCTGAGTTAGATAAAATGTTAGAAAAAGCTTTGAAGAATTTCAAACCTATCATTGATGGCAACGCAGAAGTGGTTGAGGAATCTAAAGAGTAATCTTCTCTAATTTAACAATACATCCCACAGGAAATATATTACGGTCTGAAAATGAAACGTCTTTATCTTCATATGATGCAAATGTCCAAACGAATTTTTTATTTCGTTTGTAAATGTATGCATGCGTTATCATTTTGCTGCATTCGAATTTATCAAATTCTTCTATTGATGCATGGCCTGCGTCCCCCGTTATATCGATCCACTCGAGGCGGTAAAAATAATACCTCTTCGAACCGATCACGACGTGTTTAAATTTGGATTTCTTATTTCTGCGCATATCTACTTATAGCACCTATAGTTTTTTTCTCTAGGACACATTTTTTTCAAAAACATTTTCTTATGCGCGCGTACGGGTTTGCTAAAAGCGTTGATTTTATTGGATTGTAACAGCTGTAACAGCATTGTAACAGCATTTTGTTACAAAAATATCGTTTAAAAGCGTTGATATACGTGATTAATAACTGATTACAACTCATTGTAACCATTGTAACAGCTATTTGTAAATTGAAAAACAAAAATTTTTTTCTGGCAAAAAAAGTCTATAGGTAAATACTTGCCTTTATTGTGACTTATTTGCAACACATTGTTGCATTTTAACCACAATCCTGACAATATCCTTTAAAACTACCACTCTCATTCTTATACAAAGAATTCATACATTTTTTGGCCTTACAAAAAACAACTCCTTTTAGATCTATTTTAGGTCTTTTTTCCTCTGCGGTAGTTTCAATTGTGCTGTTGGTAGACTGCTGCGTGTAAGGGTGGCTTGTTTTGATAGTCATCAGTGTATCCTTTTGCTCTTGTTTATGTCCTCGAAGTTAGGGCCTGCTAAAAATTTAGTCAGTAGTTTAAACTCCTCCATTGACATCTTATCAATTTTCATACTAGGAATTCTTCTGGTCATTTCCTTCTTAGCTTTAGCCCATTCTTCATCAGTAAATGTCTCTAGTATATCAAGCATGTTTTTCATGATACTCCTTTGCTTCTACGTCGTTATTAAATACCTTACATGTATCACATCTCTCAATATGCGGCTCATGATAAGGGTCTTTTGGGTCAGATAAACCGCTACTTATAACGTCAGTATAATAACCTTTGCCTTCGCAGTCATTACAATTTGATGGTAATATAGAGGCCTCTATGTGTTGTTCCCACGCTTCTTTTATTTCTTTTCTGACTTTTACCAAGTCTTCCATATTATTTAAAATTCCAGTTAAAACTTCTGGTAACCATTTATTGTAGTCGTCTCCTAAATAATATTTTACTTTATCTAATGTTATCATATTTATTCCTTTCATATAATATCCTATATAGTAATATTATTCACCTTTGTCAACCTTTTGTTTGTAATATTGATCTACTTTTTTCCACCATTCGTTCGCATAATGTTTGAATTCTTCGCCTTCTACGCGAAATTCCTGGTAGTAATTATCCTTACTGCACATTAGAATTATTCCAAAGTTTATATTGGTTTGATAGATCTGGTTGTGAGCAATTGCATATGCAG